TCGCCGAATTGAGGGCCGCCGCATCGACCAGTTGCAGGTAGGAGTCCCAGAACATCGTATAGGGCAGATTCGGATAGGGCATGACGTTGATCACGCCTAGGGGAAACTTTGGGTCGTAAAAAAGCACGTCGGGGAAGTTGCTGGTCACCAGCGCCGAGCGGTTGCCATACATGTTCCACTTGTTTCGGGGCACGACCTCCATGCCGTAGTTGTTGCCGTTGGCGTCCTGGATATAGGCCGAGCCCGGCCCCTCGATGAGCCGAATCGGGCGCGTCATGTTGAAATCACCGCCCGGCCCGATGGTGTAGGACTGCTTGCCCGGAACCAGAACGGCGGACTGTTCAAGGATCGTGTAGCAGGTCAGGCCCTCGTTGGACCAGGAATCCTGCATATCCACGAGGACGGTGAGCGCGGTCTGGGCGTCGGCGTCGCTTATGGGCTGGCCGGGATCATAGACACCCAGCATCTGCAAGGCATCGGTGATGATGTCCAGCGCGACGGTCATTTAGGCGGCCTTGGGCTTCCGTGCGGCCCTGGCCTTGGCCATGCGGACTTGCGCGGGCGTCATGGCCAAGGTAGGCTCCTTTGCCGCTCCTGCGGGGCCTACCGGGGAGGCGGCGGCACTCTCGCCGGAACCCTCCCCCGACGCGTCCGTCGCCGCCTCTTCCGATAGAGCAAGGATCGCGGCTTCCTCTTCCTCATTGTTGACCAGCTTGTCGCCCATCCACATTGGAAATCTCTCCACCGCATGGGGCGGAGCAACCGGCGCGGCGGCGATGCGCTCGAACGCGGCGGCGTCCATCGAGCCCGCCGAGCGGTAGCCCTGGGCCTCGTAATAGGCTTGTTGGTCGTCATTGTGGACCAGGACCGGGGGGTAGAGATCGGCCCCCGATGAGACGAACTGACCCGTCCCAGGAATCTCCCGCCCGAGCGAATCTCTTGCCGCCGTCCCCGGAACAGGCACGGGAACGCTCTTGCGGGCGTTCGGGTGAGTCATGGTCTTGGGAAACTCCTCATACACGCGGGGAGATGGAGCCTCGGGTTTCGGTTCTTGCAGAACGAGGTTCATGTCAGGCGGCCTGTGAGACGGCGCTTTGCGCCTTCATTTGGATGGAATGGGCTTGGCGGGCTCGCTTCCTGAACGCGGGCAGATCGTCCTTGATCCGTCCCTTCCAGGCATGGCCGCCACGATGGGTGAACTCGATGTCCGGGTCGGCCCATATCTCGAAACCCGACGCGGTGACGTTCTGCGAGAAGATATAGTCCTCGGTCCAAAACCAGCCGTCCGGCGCTGCCCCAGCCGCAAAGAAGCCCGGCGTCGATTGGGTCTCGCCCTTGCGATTGGTGTCCATGAACGGCGGAGCGTGGGGCAGCAGAGCCTCCAGCACACGGCGCTTGATACGCATGAAGCCGGTCGGGGCTCTGAGGCAGCGGACCAGCCCGTCTTTCTCCACCAGTTTGCCGTTCTCGCCACAGAGCATCACCGGCCAGTCCTTGTCCGTTACGTCCTCGGCCTTTTTCGGATAAACGCCCACCAGCACGTCCTCATCCCGCTCAAGGAACTCCAGCACCTTTTGCGCCGGCCAGCCCAGATCGTCATCCAGGAAGAAGAAGTTATCCGTATCGGGATGATTGATCAGGAAGTCGTTGACCAGCTTGTTGCGGGCCTTGGCGATGAACTGGTCGCCGCAATGGTTCAGATAAGCCCTTCGGTAGCCATGTTCGGCCAGCAGCCAGTCGGTCTGCATCGCCGAGGCGAAGAACTCCATCGCAACCGAATGGTTCAGCGACGGGATGGCGAAGGCGACCGCTTTTTCCATGCGGCCAGACTACATTGCCACCCCGCTCGCCGCAAGCGGTGGACTAGGCTCCCGCCCAGATACCCAGCGCCACCAGATCGTTGCGGAGCTTGGCCAGTTGGTTGGCGCTGGACACCAGGGCCGCCACCGAAGGCTGGCTGACCGCGCCGCCCGAGGTGTTGGAAGTGGTCGCGCCTGGGCCAAGCTGTTGGAAGTTGCCGACAACGTAGGTCTCGGCGGGCGGGACAATCGCGGCGGAGGTGACGTTGATGTAGTTGATGGCCAAGGTATTGAGCGCCGATACCCGCACCCCGGCGATGCCCAGGCCATTGGTGAAGCTGGGCTTGTTCACCCATACCGCCGACGAAGCCAAGAGGCCGGTCACCGTGAAGGTCTGTTCCGCCGTTGTGTTGGCCGCCACCGAGACAGGAACCAGGGCGGGGTTGTAGATCACCAGCGGAGCCGTGGGATTGAGGCGGAAGATCACCTGATCGAAGCTGACGTTGGCCGAGGGCGTCGATGCGGTTCCGATGCCATTGAACCACATGGTCATGACGTTGGCGGTGAGGATCGAGAACGCCGGCGAGGAACTGTTGGTGGTGGCCGCGCCGTTGTTGGCGGCGGTCGGAGCCAGCGGAGGGCCGACGGGGATGTCCGTGGCCAGCACACCGGCGAAGGTGACGTTTCCGCCGGTGATGATTGTGCCCTCGGCCCCAATGGCGCCCACGGCCCCGCCGTTCAGCGTCAACACCATGAAGTTGTTGTGGGCGTCGAGCGGCTGGAGGGCCTGCACGGTATAGGATTCGGCCGCCGTGGGTGTGATCGTGGCAGCGGTGAGGTTGGCGAAGGTGATGCCAACCACGTTGTTGGAGACGGCGCGGCAACCGACGATATCGAGACCCGCTTGAGCCGTGGGCTTCATCACCTGCACCAAGGAGCCCACCGGGATGCCCTGCGGGGCCGCTGCGGTGGGAACGACGGTGAACTGCTGTTCCACGGTGACATCCGGCCCCACGGCGGCGGGGCTCAGCGTCAGGGCGATGGTCGGCAGGCCGCGCGTGGTGACGATGGTGTAGACTTGGTTCACCGTGGGCGTCAGGGTGGCGGCGGTCGGGTTGCTGATCGTCAGGCCGATGATGTTGGAGGCGCTGACCCGCACATTGCCGATGCCCAGACCGGCCTGGCTGGTCGGCTTGTTGACGTAGAGCATGTCGCCGGCGGTCAGCAGCACCCGCGCGCTGGTGGTCGTGCCCTGCATCACCGTCAGACCGGCTTCCGCCGAAGTGATGGTGGCGACACCCGCCGAGGCGAAGTTGGTCTGATAGGTGGAATAGGTGGTGACCACGCCGGCTTGTTGCCCGCGAAGCTGGGCCGCCTGATTGTTGCCGAACGGCTGGCCGGCGGGGGTTCCGCCGAAGAAGCCATACGCGGCATTGCCGAACTGTTCGCCGGCGGGGTCGCGTCCGCCGATCTGCGACGGGCCGGAAGTGGGGGTGACGGTGGCGGTGGCGATGCCCATGATGGGTTTCCTTTTAAACGGCTAGGCCGAGCGGTGTGACACAGACGACGGTGGGGTTCGACCAGCCCTTGAGATTGCCATCCGATAGGCTCTTTTGGAGCTCCGAGCGGGCGCAATCGAGAACCGCCCGATCATCGAAGGCCGGGCCAATGAAGATGGGGTCGCCCCCGTCAACCTCGACCATGATCTGATAGAGCAGCTTGCGCGTTCCATCGGAGTTGCGGAAGGGAGACTTCCACCCTTTCGGCGGCGCATTGGGGCCGATGTTGGTCGATCCAAGGAGTTGATTGCGGTTCATGGCGAAATCATCCGGTCAGGCGGACCGCCAACTCCTGGTAGAACGTGGATGTCCCCCAGAGCAGGTCAAGTCTACACGGCATCACGTCCGAATTGATGTCGTAGGCCCGGATGATGCGAAGACTGATCCCCTTATACATCTCGCGGGCCGCGAAATCGACGCCGCCGGGGATTTCCAGCGGCACGGTCACCAGACCGAAAGCATCCTTCACGAAGGCGATGTTCTGCGGGTAAGAGGTTGAGGCCGTGCCGGTCTTGACGACGACGGCCGCGAGGTTGGCGGGGCTTGCCGAGACGTTCTGATAGGCGACGGCCAAGCCACCAACGGGAGGGGTGATGGCGGGGCTGATCGAGAGCGTGGCGTTGCCGCTGGAGTCTGAGTTGACGGCCGCCGTGATGACGAAGTTGGCGAGCGTCCCGGTGCTGACGCGATTCTTGGGGTTGATGTTATAGACCCCGGCGAGGGTGATGACATCGCCGACCGCGAACAGGCCGGTGACAGAGGCGGTCCAGCCGTTGGTGACAATCGAGGAGCCGGTCTGGTTGGCCCCGTTGACCACGCCGGTCCCGGCGTATGCACCCACGGTGAGCGACTGGATATTCTGGTCCATGTAGATTTCAAAATTGGCGATGTTGGCCAGGAAGCCCTTCAGAGCGCCTTCCGCCACCGATTTGACGTAAACGCCGATGAAGCCGTTGGCCATCGCCCAATAGGCGGCGGGGTTGAGGATCAGGACACGGCCATCCTGCGGGACGGCGTTCTCGTCCATGCGCTGGCCCACCGCGCCCAAGGCGAGGAAGGTGGCGGGCGTTGTCCCAGGGGTGCCGACGAGGTTGGCGACGTTGATGGTGTTGGTGAGCACACCGTAGTCGAGCGCGTTGGCGATTTCCTCCGCCGCCGGCTTGCAGTAGCGTTCGGAGAACTCCTCGATGATGAGGGTGAGGTCTTGCGAGGTGAACTGGAACGCCACCTGCGACTGATTGTTGATGGTGATCGAGGTCGATGGCTCGGTGATGTTCTGAAGCTGAAGTCCCGGCCCGCTGGTCACCGTGAAGCGGTTTGGCTTCCTGACGGTGAGCGATGATCCAATCTTGACAAATTGGTTCTCGAACTTGCGGTTGACCTTTCCGGCCGCCACGAGATTGTTGGCGAGGATCACCAGGGTTTCCTTGGTGATGATCGACGGAGAGAGCAGGGCGTTGGTGGTCATCTAGGGGTCCTCGAAAGAG